TGTCGTTCACGGTCTTTTGAGATATCTGCTGGGCGGTGTACTGCATAGCGCCGGACATGATATCGTCCATGTGTACGACCATGTAAGCGTTCTTTACGTCCACACCGGATTTCAGCAACGACAAAAACCTTTCTGCTGTAGGAGATTGCTTAGGGTCAACTTCGCGCTGGAAGTCAAAATTGGGGTATGTCTTTTTGCAGTCCTCACCCTGTTCCTGCCACATAGCGTATATGCGGTCTGCGTTTTGCTGTCGCTGCTGCTCCTGGGCTGCACGGCGAAAGCTCTCATTTTCGCGCTCCAGCTTCTTGATGTTTTTTAGCTGCTCCACGGTCAGTCCCTTCGAGATGGCCTCTTCCTCGTAGTAGCTATCATCATCTTCGATTGCCTTAACGAGGGCATCAGCGTCCGTGCCGTCAACGCCGTATTTCTGAGCAAGCATATTGAGTACTGGATTCAATGCGTCGAACTGCTCAGATTTTGCCCTGAGACCATCGAGCTCCTTAAACCGAGCGTTGATGTTTTTTTGCACATTGGCGTCGTACAAATCTTTGTATTCGCCCTTAATGAGCTTGTCGAACTCGGCTTTTCGGGCTTCTTCCACATTTGAGGTGACAGCCGCGCCGGACTGTGCTGCTCCATTTTGGGAACCGTTGGGGGTGGTTCCGTATTGAACGTTGGCAAGGGGGTTGCTTTTGCCTGCCTTGCTGCCGGCTGCGGGTAATGCTGCGCCTTCTGCGCCGCCAGCGTTTCCACCGCCTTCTCCGTCAAACAAGTGCAGATTCATGAGCAGATAGTTTTTCATGCGTAATCCTTTCCTCGGGTCTTTCCCCGGCGTCATACTTGGCTATTTACCCAGCGTCAGCGGTCTTTCCCGCCGTCTCTGAGGTCTTTCCCTCGCGTCTGGAGGTATGATATACGAGACTGCGGTCTCATTTCTCCCTGTTTTTGACCTGATATTCTGCAAAATTCGGGATATTTTTGCGCTATCATGGCAAAGCCGCGCATTATTACGTTAAAAATCACGGTTATTTGTACATCACAGCCAGCTTTGCATACGGCTTTCAGTGTAAATGCGCCGTCTTTTTGTTTCGCGTTCAGCTCTTCGAGCATTCCCGTGTCCTGCTGTTCCAGCATGGAATCCCACAGGGTATATGCGAGCGTAGAGCAGGCAGCGCACACGATATCGGGACCGCCGGGATTATACCCGGCGTGGCCCATCACCTTTAGCTCAAAGGTGTTTTTGTTATGTTCATAGTCAACAGTGGTCATATACCGCCTACGCTTTCGGTGTGGCGTTTTCTGCCGCCCTTGTTCTGGCCGCGCCTGCCGTGCTGCTCATACCGGCGTTTATAGAGCCGAGTATATTAGGCTGCCTCTCTGGCCTGGCTGCATTGCCCTGCGGGGTCTGCTGAGTATTCATGCCGACAAGCTGCATTATCTGCTGGGAGTAAGCGCTGCCTTTTATCGCATCGAGCTCCTGCGCCATAGCAAGTGCGAGCTGCGAGAGCTGCTGCACCTGCTGATATAGCGTCTGGTTTTGAGCTATCCTTTCGCGTACTTCCTCAATCCCCTCGAATTGCATCATGTCGAGGGCGGCGAGCGCCTGATCTGCCAGGTCTGGGCGGAAGAAGCCCATGCCGTAAAATTCCTTGGCGCGTTCATTTTGCGCCGCCGTAGCAAACGGCGATGCTTTTTGCGCGGACACCTTGATGTCGAATATTGGTACACGGTATCCTAAATCAATGCCGAAGTCGTTACCTTGCGGCTTACCTGCTATTTGATCGCCGGAGAACTCCACGAACCGCATAGCGCCTTCATTTCCGATTATGCGGAAGAACCGGGGATATTTATAGAACTGCCGCGTAAGCTCCAGTACGAGGTAGTCCACCTCCACGCAGGCCCGGTACGCACTCTTAATCATGTCGCGGGAGAGTTTAGAGCCTGCCTCCTGCAATGCTGCTATTGCAGACGCTGCCGTAACGCCGGAGCTTGTACCGCCCTGTGAAAAATCTCTGTTGCCGGAGGTCTCCTTCAGTTCGTCGATTTTGTTTTCGCGAACTCCAACGTAGATATCACTGAGGGGAGGGCAATCCATGGATATCACACAATCGCGTGGATCTCCCGAACCGTAGAAATGAACGAAATCGCAGGTGGAATCGCGGAACTCTTCGATGTTGATATTGCCGTCGCCGCGAATCCAATACCGCTGCCGCGAACCCATGACGGAGTGCCGTAAAATGGCCTGGTCGAGTTTGTCTATGTAGATCTGCGGGCTTTTACCGACGTCGATATAGCCGAATCCGGCCGGAGTATTCTCAAGCGGAAACAGGATATCCATGACGAAGGGATATTTGCCGTGGTCGTAGTATCCGCGCTGTGCGTATGCCGGATCATTCTCGGACGCATACAGTACCTCGCCGCAGCAGAATTTGCAGTAGTGCAGTATTGTTTTACCCGCCTCGTTGCGTACTTTGTAATACCAATCAACAACGACAACCTTGTCGGAGGTGTCGGCGTTGTCCTCGTAAACATACTTGGGTGTCTCCAGCGTGGGATACTGACCAACCTTATCGGCCATAAAAGGATACTGGCCGATAAGCATTCCCCGGTTTTCAATTCCGACATGGAACAGGTGAGGGGAGTGCTGAATATCGCTTATGCCGGATTCCCAATAGAGGTTCAGCACATCGCAGGCGCGAATATCTATCTCGCCCAGCCCATTGTTCTTCATGGTATCCCAGAAAACGCCATATACGCCGCTGCCGCTCTTGAGCTTGCGCCACCAGACCGTGGAGTAAGCATCCTCAAACCTGTTTTGTTCAAGGATGACGGGGAGCACATCGGACAGCACGTCGGCATCGTTCACATCGCCCTTTTCGCGGGGCAGCACACACGGTTCAGGAAGGTTGTCCATAGCGTCGGCGTGTTTGTTAGCGATGCAGTTGAAGAGCCATGCCGAGGCCGGTTCGGGGTCGTCGGGGTTGCTTTTTACTCCGCGTATAACTTCCCATTGGCGCAGGGTAAACCACTTTTCATTTTCCACAATGCGGTTGTTGAGGCTATCCTTGCCGGATTTATACTTCTGGAGTATGGCCTCGGCCTTGGCGACCTCTTCCTTGCCGACAGGCCCTATGCGTCCCGGAGCAGCTTGTGCGGTATCAGCCGCGGGTGTGCCCTGCTGTGGTAACGGGAGTTGTGCTCCTTCCGTTTCTTGTGTTCTGGGCGGGAATTTTGGCATTGTTTAAAACCTCCTTATTGCCTGTAAAAGGCGTATTTGTCTTTAATGGTGGTATCCGTCCACAGGTCGAGCGGGTCGAACTCCTTGGGCGGTTGCAACTCGTTCTTGCGCGCCGCAATAGGATTGTTCATCATCACATAACGGCACTCGTCATATATGTGGTCTTCCTGAGATGTGTCGATGTCCTCGACGTGCTTGGCATCGTAAACCAGGGCGGGGATAGTCCTTATAAAATGCTTGCAGGTATTGAAGCAGTAGAACATCGGCCTGCCGTCCTTACCGAATGCCAGCCGAAAATGATACTGCATCTTTCCTGCTATGCGGGTGTTGTCGCCCGGTGCCCATGAGATGAAATTTGGAGAGGTCTCCATCATGGCGGCTATGCTCATGCCTCGGCTCTCATCGAATATTGACGGGTCGGCTACTCCGTAGATCTGACAGCCCTTGAGGTTGGGTTCTTCGGCCTCTATGCGCCTGATGTTGGCTGCTATCTCGGCAGGCTGCATCTGCACACCGACATTAGGCTCACCAGTGCTACCGTAATACTCAGCTATCCGATACAACCTCCCGTCAGGATCTACTGCATACCAGCCCACGCTGAATGGGCGGGAGAAACCGAAATCGAATCCACGGTATCGCGTCCAAAATCCCGGAATACGGAATGGCTTGATAACGTGGGTGCAGAGATGATCATCATAGTGCGCGGGATCGTCGCGCCATTCCCTAAACACCTGCCCGCTGAAGCTGTTCCAGTCTCCATACAACAAAGCGTCGCGCTCTGCTGTGGGCATCATGGCGAGG